TTACGCTGTTTCCTTAACTTGCTCGTAATAAGCATATTCACCAAATGGTGGAACAACTTTATCATTTCCATGAATGATGAATACTGTGTCACAGTAGTTTTCGTCACCCCATGATCCATATGGGTATCCATCTGTAAACATGATAAACTTTTTAGGGTTAATATCATTTTCTTTCATGTATTCCCAGTTGGCGTCAAAATCTGTACCTCCGCCACCCATCGGCTCATAGTTGTCAAACTCGTCAATATTGTAACCGTCAAAATTTGCTTCGTTATAAATGCTAGTATCAAAGCACCAAACTTTAATTTTAAAGTCTTGGTATTCTTGCATGATACCTTTAATTTCACTCATAAAGTCTTTAGCTTGTTCGTCACCAATTGAACCAGACATGTCAATGCTTACACAGATATCAATAGTTTCTTTAAATTGCGTACCTGGCAAAATAGCGTTCATGTGCCAACCCTTACGATTAGGACGCATAAAACTATAGTCGTCTTTAATAGTACTTTGGATTTGCTGGCGCAGAATTTCACGCCAATTCATCTTAGGCTCTGTAAATTCCTTAATCATACGTTGTACACCTGCAGGAGTATTACCTGCACCCGCCGCCTGCGCCGCTGCCATTGTCGCTTCGCGCATCTCGTCACGAATTTGTTTTAATTCTTCTTTAGAATATTTTGGCTGGCCATCTTTGCCTTCGTTACCCCAATCAATATGATCGTCTAACAATTGACCCAGCGCATCGAGTTCTTGCTCGTCCATCTCGTCAAAAATCTTGTCGTAAATTTCTTCGGCACCCATACCGTAGTATTTAGGATCGTGAAAGATAGTAATACCTGCAATATTATGATCTCCAATTTTGTCTCTAACAATTTGACCATTGGCGCAGTAGTCTGCGGCAATGTTAAAGATTTTTGGATTGCGTCCTTCTCGACGCGACATATGATCAAATACGTTATGCAAAATTTCGTGTGCAATAACAAATTCAACCTGCTTAACTGTAAGTGGTTCAAAAAATTTACGGTTAAAGTAAATGGCTCTACCGTCAGTTGCGGCAGTATTACACCATTCTTCGGCTTCTTTAATTTGTAGGCGTGTTGCCATATTACCAAAGAACGGATGACGAAGTAGCAGTCCAACTCGTGCTACAATAATCTTGTCAATAATGGGATCTGTATGTGCCATGCTTATTCCTTTTCAATATGTATATATTATAACAGGACCCGCAGGCCCTGTCAAATACTGCAATGCCAAATTACTTTTCAGTAGCCTGTGCAATGTACTTACCAAACTTAGCATGGAAGGCATCAAAACATGCAATCTCGTCAGGGTCTAATGGCAACTTGTATTGGCTCAAAGCAACCTTAGTGCCCATAATAACCAATTCAGTTTCAAAATTATCCATCATAAATTGGAAGAAGTTGTTAACCTGATCGTTCCAGTTTTTGGCATTTTTATCACAAGCATCTTTGAGTTCGTAGCACAGGCTAATGGTCAAAGAGTACATAGCTGAAATCTCTTTTGATTTCATTTCCTTAACCTTGCCGCTAAGAATGTCACTTGGGTTTGGCATTTTGCCAGAAACTTTACGGTGAGCCATAAATTTAATAGCAAGGCCTTCACCGACCGCACCCGACACTAGATCGGTCATAGTATCAACGTCGGTGTCGTCATCGTGCAACAACTCGCTAACAAATGCCCAACTACGTGGAGTAGCAAATGCACGTGAACTAGACTTTGGATCAAAGTCGTACAAGTCCTTCTTGCTAAATGACAAGAAACCAACTACGTCTTTGTGGACTTTATTTTCAGTAGCCCAATCAAAATAATCTTCCCAGTCAACAGTCATTTCCAAGTGGATAAAACGGTTAGCCAACGGAGCAGGCATACGGAATGTAACACCTTTGTCAGTTTCACGATTACCAGCCGCTACCATAACAACATTGTCTGGCAAACTGTAAGTGCCAACACGGCGGTTCAAAATAAGCTGATAAGCCGCAGCCTGTACGCTAGGCGCGGCACTATTCATTTCATCCATGAACAGGATAATTTGTTTGTGCTGTTTAGCAAATTCTTGGCTAGGCAGTTCGCTAGGAGGTGCCCAACGCATAGTTCCATCGTTGGAGTCAAAATATGGAATACCCTTAATGTCGGTAGGTTCCCAAAGAGAAAGACGAACGTCAATCACGTGAGCATCAAGCTCAATACCAAGTTGTTTAATAATATCCGATTTACCAATACCTGGAGGGCCCCACAGGAACAAGGGACGCTTATTTTTAAAAGCCTTACGCAAAGACTTTTTAGCTGCCTTTGGGCCAACTGTACGGCTAAGAATTTCTGCCATTTTGCTTCCTATCTTAAGTTAAAAAAATACACTGTTGAATTAACGCTGTATGTATGTATTATATGGTAAAATAGTTGTCGTGTCAAGCAGAATTTAAAATTTTTTAGTCACTTTCGTCCAAATTGCCTATTTCTTTTTGACGCTCATTCATTGCTTTGATGAGTCCAAATTTTCTAATGTCGTCGGAAAACAACATTAGCTCAAAACTCTTTTTTTCAGAAAATACCGTAACACTTTCAGTAGTTAAGTAGTAGGGACAATCGATATATCTCTCCAAAAATATAATAGTTTGTGGACTAAGTTCAATTGATTCGGTAAATGGGATTTCGTAAGACTTTAATTCTAAATCGGTTGTTAGAAACTCAAAACCGTCTTCACTTAATCGAAATGCGTTTTCTTTTCCTACCCTAGTTGATTGCCACCATTTTCTTCCAAACAATTGAACATTGGCACTATCAATGCTTTTACCCCATTGTTGTAAAAATATTTTGGTTAAGGCAGTCCTAGAAATCATTTTATGATTTCGCCCTGGGTTAATTTAACCACTTGGAAATCGGAACTTCCAAATGTCAAGTTTAATTTCTTTGCCAAATTATGTGCATGACCGGGATTTGAAAAAGATACTTTTTTATATTTTGGACCCGGATAGGTTACTAGGCTGTTAAAACTTTTTAGATTAAAAGGCTCGCCTTTATAAAATACAGCCCAGATGGCGTCAGCTTCTAAAATTTGTTCTGCTTTGTATGTTTTTTTACTTACATACTCTAATAAGATTTTTGGCTTTGGTCTGCTCATTTTATGCGTCCTTAAATTAAGTACGCATATATTTATATCTTATTTCCGGTCTTCGAAGCCGCCACCGTCCATTGTAACATTAACAACTTCTGTATCTACGCTACGTTTTAAAGCACTATACATAGTTTCGTAATCTTGAGTTACTTTGTCTAACAGTTCTGCCAATGATAAAGCTAATAGTCTAGCTTTTTGTATATCAATAGATACTGTTTTAGATTGGCTTAATTCGCTAGATCGAATCTGTTGTATAAATTGTGTAATTGGAGTTGTATTAATCTGATTTTGCATTTGCTAGTACCTGTTTCATTTCAAGTTCAGTTTTAAAAGGACCTTTAAACGGATATCTTTCAACTGTGATAGCCTTTGGGCAAAAACTCTTAACCCATCCTTTGTCAAATTTTATAATGTAATAACCTGCACAGTAAAGACTTTTGCTGGCATTGCTTTTTGTAAATAGGGGCAGTTTACGTCTTACATCATACATTGCGTTGTATGGGTTGCACATAGTAGGGTAACTATGACATTCATGAGGGTCAGCAGAAGTAACTTTAATTTTAGTACTTGTGAGAAAAAACTCTTTACCAAACTGTTTGGTAAGATCATCTTTTTTATTGAACATTACTTCCCCAACAGTACTACTTAGAATAAATTTATTATTTTCTTTTTTATGTAGTGTGGCAATTTTATTACCGTCTTGTTCAACGATCCAAAATTTACCATCTACAATGGGCTTTGCGTATATGTCTGTCATAGTTGTTCTTCTTTATATTTTGCTTGGAATGGTTCGGCGTACGATTGTATATTGTCTGCAATCTTTTTCATATCCCATGCATTGCAGAATTTAAGCATACGAATCCCTACTTGATCTACAGTCTTAGGTACTGCGTTAGCACTAACAGTTTCTTTAATCAAGTTTTTAATTTCAGCTGGTTGTGCTGTAAGATCGCACAGTTGTACATTACGTTGATAGTCTTCTAGTACACGATGTTCTTGTCCATTATGGTCAACCCACCTCTGAAGCATGAGATTGTTCCACGCGAATCCTTTGGATTTACGGTCATGGAACGCTTCAGTAAGGCCAACTTTGTTTTTGCTTCCTTTAGTACGAACACCTGGATACGCCGAGAATACGTTGTCGCTAGTATCACCACGCATACATTTTTCGAACAGCATCCACTCTGGGTCTTGTGCTGGCTTAGGCTCGCCTGTCTTTTTGTCTTTAACGGGTTTACCTTTAGCATCAAAGATGCCTTCGTGTGTGATATGTAAATCACCTACACCATTATATTGACTAACAGTGGGGCTTACTAATTGTGCAAAATCGCCGTCTGTGCTAATAATAACATGCTTTTGTTCTGGATGATTCTGTATCCAACCTGCAATTAGATCGTCAGCTTCTAGTTGTTGGTGTTGCATTACAGTAGCATTAGTTTTTTCTGTTATGAACTTTTTAAATTCATCAAATGCTTCCCAGAACAATTTATCTTCTTCTTGTTCTCGTACAGTCATAGCACTACGAGTTTCTGCACGATTAGCCTTATAAGGCTTATAAAAGTCTTTACGCCAGCTACGACCTTCGAGGCAGAACACCACGTGACTACCACCAAAATCTTGCCAAGCCTTCTTGATACTGTTAAGTGTAATATGAAATGCCATACCTAACTTAATATCAGCACTGCCTTGCACGACATGTCTAGCACGAAAGAACGTGTTAGCAGTATCAACTATAATATGTGTCATTCTACTTCGGCTTTGCCGTTACCTAATTTGTTTACGTTAATAAAACCTGCACTACGATTCGGATCTAATCCTTCATTAGAAAACATATTTCGGGCTAAATCTCTAAACCACCGATCTACAATCTCTTCGTCTGGATCACCATCAAAACCGTAACCTGCTCGCTTCAATTGTATAACAAATTCATCATTCCAGTCAAGCTCAAAAAATCCGTTACGGATATTATCTTTGTTTACATGAGTATCTAATACGCTCACCCACGGTTCTCCACGCAACGTAGCACGTTCTTTTGGTGTGGCTTTTGCATGTTCTTCAGCAGCTTTTGCCTCTTTGGCGGACTTGTTAGCAATAACTAACGCTTCTTCAGCTGCCGCTTTTTCTTCTTCTAATTTAGTAATGCCAAAGATGCGTTTAATAAACTTTTTCATTAAGTTCCCCACTCATTTTTAAATAACGGCACTTGTAAACGGTCACTGTAGCGCCAGCCACGTTTCATTGCCG